GAACTGTTGGATCAGGCTGAAATGTATCAAGTCCACCAAATGCATTATATTGAAAAGGATCCCAGCCACCACCCATGGGTTGATTATAAACAGGAGGCGTATAACCCCTTATTCCCAAAGGCTCAAATTCTCTAACACCCTGATTTAATCCGGCATATTGATCCATTAAACTACGTCTTGGAACTGGCTGTGGACGTACTGGATCTACTGAAGGAGGATAAATAGGAAAAGTGGGCATTCCGGGAATAGTAATATCAGGAGGATTAACTGAACCACCTTTGCCGCCACCTTTGCCGGTTTGAACTGGCACTTGTGGCTGTGTTCCTAAACCACCAACGCCTCCACCACGACCACCAAAAACACCGCCTCCACGACCACCGCCTCCACGACCACCGCCTCCTTGCGGGAAAGGCATATTAAATCCTCCTCCGCGAATAGGTCTATCATTTGGTCCTAAATTTGTACCCCATACTCCGGGATCTGGCGGGGGCATAGGCTTTCGCATAGGCATAGGCATCGGCTCTGATGTCATCATCCCCTGAAACGGCATCGATGTCAAAGGAATATGAAAACCTTTCTGAGGCATGCCTCCAGCCATAGGTTGTGGTTGTGATCCTCCTTTTCCGCCCATTATCTTCTAACCGGTTCCATTAATTTTCTTCTTCCTCTTTTTTTTAACCTTTCTCTTTCTTCAATAAATTGTTGGTCAGGACTCATAGCTGTTTCTTCAACAGCTGGTTCTCTATTAAGCCTATCCATTAAAAACCTAGAAGTCTGAACAGGATCAGGAACATAATCAAATACAGTTCCCTTCAACATTCCTTCGGGCTGATAATCCCTGAACCTTTTAGGAGAAACTGCTCCCATATCAGGCTCACCACCTTCTATAACTCCAGTTGGCACATACTCACTAATTCCAACAGGTGCAGCCAATGCTTCCTGTAAACGATTAAATTCCGCAGCATCAGCACGCTGTTTATTCATATCGCTCATCCATCTTTGTTCGGCAGCCATATTTTCTATATCTTCCTGAGTGCGTGCCATTCCACCCTTTTGCAGACGTTTTACTAATCCGCCATAACGCATATTAAATCCGGGAGGAAACACATTGCCTTCCAACATTTGTTGTTCTGCCTCAAAAGCAGACTGTAATGGATCGCCAGTAGCAATCATTCTTCTCTGTTCTGTCGGCATATAGGGTCCTTCATACTGATATTCGCTTTCTTCTCCCAATGCTTCCGGAGTATCCCAAGGAACATACATTTCACCAACCATTCCAGCACCTAACGATCCGATGGTATCCGGCAATCCTTCAGGACCTAATGCTGATTCAAGTCCACCCATTAATCTTGATCCAAATCCGCCAGCTGCTTCAGGAGCAACTTGTGCAAGCACCTCGGGTGATAAATTTTCTAAAGCAGCAGTAGGCGCGCTTAGAGTCCCAATATTTCCACTTATAACACTAGCTGGAAGAGGAGGAGCAGCAGGTAAAGCAGCAGTAGGCACAGGACCAAAACCACCCCCAGTCCCACCAATTACAGCATCTGGCAACGCCTCTTTTGCACCTTCCGTTGCTCCTTTGCCAAGTAAATCAAGTCCTTCCGGCATAACACCTTTAAGCAGACCACCAGTAAGACCACCCATAAGACCGGCAGTTAAGCCTTCCTGCAAACTACCGCCTTCCGCTATTGTTCCAAGTCCACTACCTAAAGCCGATGCTCCTACTGTTCCTAATGTCGCACCTAATGCTGTGCCACCTAATAATGATGGTGCAAGCATGGAAAACAACAAGGGCAAAAATGCTTCAGGCTGTCCTGTATGTGGATTTGTGGTTAATTGCCCCGTAGGGGATAATTGCGCCAAAGCATCTACTTCTATAGGATTCATGTGTACCATCATGGTATCGCCATATCTTCCTCTTGAAGCCAGTTGATTCGCTGCTTCTTGCAGTGGGTTTGTGTTATTCATTGTGGTCTCCGTTTAATCTGTTTCTAACACACTCATAAAAATGTGAAACTTATTAGCTACACTCGCTGTCATTTTCACAATATCTGCCTCATCTAATACTAAAACTTCTCCGTTAGTAAGGAAAGCTTTTCTTGTTACTGTTGCAACAGTTTCCTTGTCCCATGTGACTGTAGCTGTTGCACTGCTATCCGTTAATTGCACTGTTAAATCAGTGTTACCTGTTGAAGAATTGTAAGCACTCATTGTTTTTACAATTGATACTTTATCATTAGGCACTGTATAAACACTAACTGCTGAAGTGGCAGTTAATGTTGTTACTACATTTTTATAATTATTAGCCATTACAATATGGCTTTATTTTTTCTTAGCTGCTTTAGCCTTTTTCTTGCCTTTCTTAACCTTTGCTGGTTTTTTCGGTGCAACTTTTTCCTTAGCTTCTTCTATTATCCAAGTTTTTTTACCCATTTTTCCTCCTATAATTTAATTAAGATAGATACCAATCAAAAACTTCTTGAACTGCCCTTATTTCATTAGGCGACTTCCATTGATTAAAATTTAAACGCAACTGATTAATTAGTCTAAAAAAATAAGTTTGCTCATACTCTCTTTTTGGCAACTCCAAAGGAACATTTACATTAAATGAATCGCTCATCTTCTACCATCCGCTTTTATATCAAAACGTGTATCACCCAATCGCCAAAGATTATCTGCATCAGTGCTTTCAATACGTATTCTCATTTGTCTTGCTCTTGCCCTAATATAAGAAACACCCGTAGTAGAACCAACAGATGCTGTAGTTGCTGTAGTTAAAGTACCAAGAGGATAGTCCCTTGTTTTTATAGAATAAGTAATTGCTGGATCGCCTGAAGAACCATAAAAATAAATATCAGGAATTAGCCTGTTTATAAACATGAACTGATCTCCATCCCCCGCATCAAAATCAGCACTCTCAATATAAGATGTCATTGCACTCTCATCATCATTAGATCCTGTTTCTTGGTTATAAAGATAATTTGTCGTGGTGCCACTAGCCCCCGCTGCCAAAGGAGTAGAAATAGATGCACCTATATCCATCCAAGCAGTTCTAGGCATTGTTCCTATACTCCAAACCCTATCCAAATAATTATATGTTACATATCTATCTATTTCATCTGAAGATGAAGAACAGTAAAACCAACTAACTTCATTAAATTTTGCATTTCTCATTGCAAATACTTTATATATTTCATTATAATTAAAATTATCAAACACATAAGCCCTGACTGTACAAGGCAAGACCTGAATACCTCCCTCATAAACATAAAAATTATCCTTATCCATAAAATAAATAGCATTGTTTGCATTGGTACATGCTTGAGGAGAAACCATACTTACAGATTCACTGACCAAATTAATACCAAAAGTAAAAGGCGGTCCTATAAATTGCATGCTATAAATAGCATTATCAGTAAAAATTGCTATTTCCTGCCTCGTCCTTATTCCCCCTACAATTTTTGAACCTGCTGATAATCGTAGGCTTCCGGCAGTATTTGTCGTTGTCGGAGTCCAATCAGCAGCATCCTCTTGGTCACACCATCTGACAAGTAGGGGATCTTGAGTAGCGGTTCCTATAGTATTGGCACCCAAACAAATAATATGTCTGTCTATTTCGGAAACTATAATTTGACTTGAAATAGTTGGAACATCGGAAGCATCTGATAAAGACGTAAAATTAACGGCTCTCGTTGTTACATCATTGGTTGCATCCCAATAATAAATTCCCCCGTTTCTTGGATTGCAAACCATATCTTCTCCAAAATTATCCAACGTCCATAATCTTAATTGGTTTGTAAAAGACTGAGAAGCAGAAGAGCCCCACGTTCCATCGTTCCATGTATTAATTCCCCAACCAACACCATAAACATATTCATCCAAACCTACATTCATTTGATAAGCACCAACAACGCTGGCACCGCCATTGCCGCTGTCGCTGCTATTCGCTGTTACTTCATCGCCATCTGTATCTTTGGCTTCAATGGTATAGCTGTTGGCGTTAACAATAGTTGCAATCTGGTATTCCTGATTTAATACTGTTGCCGTAATCAAGCCACCTAAAGTTGCTGCACCGCTATAAGTGACAAAATCGTTTGCCACTGCACCATGAGCCGTATCGGCTACAGTCAATGTAGCATCGCCATCACTGGCGGAAAAGGTCACATCGCCAGCAGATGTGGTAGCCCGAATCGGTGTAATGTCATTAAAAACATTACCTTGTAATATATATAATTTTAGATGGGTTCCCAATCCAATAAACTTATCACCCGCCAAAGAAACCCACTGATTTATTTTTCGACAAGACCCCAAAAAACTATTGGAAGTATTTTTATTCCAGCCACCTATCTTTTCCGGTCTTCCCGATCTAAACCTTATTTTATCGCCATCAAACCAGCCGCCTTCATTACTATAAGCAGTGCCTTCCTTGTTAATTCCGGGTTGAAATGTGTATCTGGATAATGGCATTACTACACAAATATAATTCCAGCCATCCCTACTACCAGAGTAATCAAT